AACTACAAAAACAAAATCATTGAACCACTCCATTCAAGGTGTGCTGTCTTTGACTTCTCTATCTCAGGTAAAGACAAACCGAAGATCGCTGCGCGGTTCTTTAAAAGAATTTGTGAAGTCCTTGATTCGGAAGGTGTCCAGTATGAAGAGAAAGTTCTTGTAGAACTTATCAACAAACATTTCCCAGACTGGCGTAGGGTACTGAATGAGTGCCAACGTTATGCAGTCGGTGGTACAATTGACTCAGGTATTCTTGCAGCTTTCGTAGAGGTAAAAACCAATGACCTTGTTAAGAGTCTTAAGGAAAAGAACTTTCCTGAAGTACGTAAATGGTGTGTCAATAACTTGGACAATGATTCTGCTGTACTTCTGCGGAATGTTTATGATGCTCTCTACCCAATACTGGATGGGCCCAGTATCGCTGCTGCTGTTCTTATTGTTTCTAAGTATCAGTATCAATCCGCGTTCGTAGCTGACCAAGAGATTAATCTTCTTGCAGCCCTTACAGAAATTATGTGTGAGTGTAACTTCAAATGAAAAACAGAAGTCATCAGGTGAAGTCCAGAATGTATTATTACTTCTGGAGTGTTTGTACCGTGTGTGTTGTTCTTGGTCAACTCTACGTCGGTGCTGGTTATCGTGTTATGTCTCAGAGTGTGAATCTTCTTACTCATACTCTGGTTGGTGAATTAGTTGGGGGAAAGGATGCAACTGAATATAGATGATGCAACATATGCGGCTGATCAATTCATCGATTACTTCTCCAATATGGGTCGTATCGATGAGTATCTACGCAATGTAAAACTTGACCGTATGTCACAGATGCCTACGTATCTTCCTGGGTTTGGGCCCGAGGAGGATATGTTTGATGCATTTGATATGCACCCAGAGGATATGGACTTCAAGGTCTATACTGCTGGGGAGAAGGGTAGTTTTACCAATGAATATTTCAATGAGAGATTGCAGATCACAACCTCTCACTCTATTGAAGACTCTATTCCTGGAAAGAGTCTCAAGTGGATTGTTGTAGAAACTAATACCAAAAAGATTGTTGGGTTTGTCCGTTTTGGTTCTCCCACCATCAACTCTAAACCCCGTAATGAATGGTTGGGTACAACTCCAGAGTTGTCTCGTTTCAACCGATACTCCATTATGGGGTTCATTATTGTGCCTACTCAACCCTTCGGTTTCAACTATCTTGGTGGAAAACTTCTTGCACTTCTGTGTTGTTCTCACGAAGCTCGTCTGAAGATTAACGAAAAGTACAATACTGATATCTGTCTCTTTGAGACCACATCTCTCTATGGTTCAACTAAGTCATCGTCACAGTATGACGGTCTGAAGCCCTATCTGCGATACAAGGGTTTGACTCAGAGTGACTTTACCCCTCTTCTTCACGACCACATCTTCAAAGATCTGAACAAGTGGTTTGTTGCCAGGAATGACAATCAACTCCTGGTGAAGGAAGATGCATCTAGTCGCAAACTCAAGACTCAACAACGGATGATCTCTATCATTCAAAAGAGTCTGCAAGGAAATGAGAAACTAAGTCAGTTCAAGGATGCAATCGTAACTGCAAAGAACCTTACTGAACAGAAGAGAACTTATTTCAGTGACTATGGGTTTGCTAACTCCCGTGAAGTCATTCGTGGTGATGAAGACAAACTGATTGAGAACCCAATCAACTTTGACAAGTTCTATATGGAGAACCTGATCAAGTGGTGGAAGAACAAGGCTTCAAAGAGATATGAGTCTCTGAAGTCTGAGGGTAATCTTCGCACAGAACTTGAGGTGTGGAGTAAAGATATGGACATTGACATCATTCGATAATGGAACTCAAAGATTGGTTGAACTCTATCAACACTACTAAGGAGAATCTTCTGGATGAAGATCCTTCTCTCGAAAAAGAATACGCACCTTACATTATCAATCGTTGTCTCTCTGGACACATCGATTGTATTATGTTTGTGAATGAACTCAACAAGAATCATTCACTACCTAAGAAACTCCAGTATGACTTTTTACTAAATAGTCTGAGGAAAAAGAAGAGATTTTCTCCCTGGCTCCGAAAAGATCAGATTAAAGACCTTGACATTGTTAAACAATATTATGGTTATAGTAATGAAAAAGCCAAACAAGTCTTAAAGATTCTGACTAAAGAACAACTTTCGTTTATTAGAGAGCGACTTGAAACTGGAGGTAAAAAATGAGCGCTATTGTTGAACCTGAAATTAGATGGTCTCCTGACCAAATGATTGAAGTCACCTTGAACGAACCTGATGATTTCTTGAAGGTTCGTGAGACCCTGACCCGAATCGGAGTTGCATCAAGGAAAGAGAAGAAACTCTATCAGAGTTGCCATATCCTGCACAAACAGGGTAAGTATTATATTGTTCACTTCAAAGAACTCTTTGCCCTTGATGGTAAGAGAGCTAACATCACGGTGAATGATGTACAACGTCGTAACCGTATTATCCAACTACTCCTTGACTGGGGACTTATCACTGTTGTCAATACTGATAAGGTTGTGGACATTGCTCCCCTGAACCAGATCAAAGTTCTTGCGTACAAAGAGAAGAACGAGTGGGAACTTGAAACCAAATATAACATTGGTAAGAGAAAAAAGCCCGAAGCTGAATAAATAGAACGTCGCTCTTTCGTGCGCGACTCTATACATACGGAATATACGCTACTATATGGACGGTGTTTTCGCCACCGTCCTTTTTTATTGCTCTTATAATTAGTAGTGGATGCCGAAAGGGTCCACACAACACAAACTCGCTTTTAAAGGAGCTACAATAATGACGAACCTCACAAGGTATACTGCTGGCGATCTGTCTTCACTTATGGACAGAATCACCCGCAACAGTATTGGTATGGATGAATACTTTGATCGTCTATTCAATGTTCACGAAACTACATCAAATTATCCACCTTATAACCTTATTCAAGTAAATAATGTTGAGTCTCATTTAGAAATTGCATTAGCAGGATTTAAGAGGGAAGAAGTCAATGTTTTCACAGAATATGGAAAGCTTTTTGTCGAAGGCAAAAAATCAAGTACCGAATCGGACAAGACGTTTATCCACAAGGGACTGGCTCAAAGAAGTTTACAACGAACGTGGACTCTATCCGACGACACAGAAGTCCGGGACGTTGTATTCGAAGACGGACTTTTACGGATCGTACTTGGGAAAGTAGTACCAGAACATCACGCTCGTAAGGATTATCTCTAAATAATAACGAATAGCGTCGGCGCAGACGGGGAGGTAACTGGCACAATCCAGTTGACACCTCCCTTTTCTATTGGTAGAATGTATGGAGGAAGAAATTATCTTATGTCAGTCAAACTTGTAATGTTGAAGTCTGGTGAGGATATCATTGCAGACGTAAAAGAAATCCGTGGATCTTCAGAAGAAGTTATTGGATACTACTTTGAAGAGCCTTTGATTCTAAAACTTTACTCAACCGAAGATCCTGTGGTGTTGAGTGAATCTGAAGGAACTACAACCGAGAATGGCACTACAAAACAATTCAACTCTAAGGTAGGAGTAACCTTCTATCCTTGGGTGCCTCTGTCTGCAGAAAGGAGTATTCCTTGTTCTGCCGATTGGGTGGTTACTATTGTTGAGCCAGTTGAGAATCTTAAAAAACTTTATGAGGAGAAAGTAAATGGAAAACGAGACGACAATCAAGGTTCTATTGTTATCAACGAATGAGTCTCTGATTTCTGAGATTGCTGAGGTCTATGCAGAACTTGGAGATCCAAACTGTAAACTCACAAATCCTTATCTGATTACATCTGATGGACTAGTTCCTTGGATGGGAGACTACACAGATCAGAATGAAATGATGATTCAGTCTGATAAAATTTTGACTCTCGTTGACCCCAACGAGAAATATTTGACAATGTACCAGGAAGCTATTCAGTGAATTTTTACACCAACGTACAACTTATTGGAAACCAGTTCCTCGTTCGGGGATATGAAAACGGTAAACAGGTAATGAAACGTGAAGAGTGGAGACCCACTCTTTTCGTCCCTTCAAAGAAAAAAACAAAGTATCGCACACTTGAAGGTGAGTACGTTGAAGCTATCCAACCAGGATTTGTCAGGGACTGTCGTGAGTTCTATGACAAGTACAAGGAGGTAGAAAATTTCCGTATCTATGGAAACGAAAGATATATCTACCAATACATTTCTGATCAGTATCCTCAAGAACATCTAGAGTTTGATATCAAAAAAATCCGACTCTATACCATTGACATCGAGACCAAATCCGAAGATGGATTTCCAGATGTTGAGAGTGTGAATGAAGAGTTGCTGTTGATTACCATTCAGGACTTTAATACCAAACAGATCACCACCTGGGGTGTAGGCCCCTTCAATAATAAACAGGATAACGTCAACTATCATCAGTTCCAAGATGAATATTCTATGTTGAATGGATTCATCAACTGGTGGATGGAGAACCCACCTGATGTGGTCACTGGTTGGAACTGCGAGTTCTTCGACCTTCCATACCTTGTTGGTCGTATGAGCCGTGTTCTGGGTGAGAAGTTGATGAAGAGACTGTCTCCCTGGGGTCTGGTGACCCAACAGGAGGTCTATGTGCAGGGCCGTAAGAACTTCTGTGTGGACGTGGGTGGTATCTCTATCCTGGACTATATGCGTCTGTATCGGTGGTCTCCTGGTACTCCCAACCAAGAGTCCTTCCGTCTGGACTACATCGCACAACAGGAACTGGGTCAACAGAAACTAGACCACAGTGAGTTTGATACCTTCAAGGATTTCTATACTAAAGGTTGGCAGAAGTTTGTTGAGTACAACATCATTGACGTGGAACTGGTAGACCGACTTGAGGATAAACTCAAGTTGATTGAACTCGCCTTGACTATGGCTTATGATGCCAAGGTGAACTATCAGGATATTTTTTACCAAGTGCGACTTTGGGACTGCATCATTTATAACTATCTAAAGAGGAAAGACATTGTTATTCCTCCCAAAGAACGTTCTGATAAGGACTCCAAATATGCAGGAGCATACGTCAAGGAACCGATTCCTGGAAAGTATGATTGGGTTGTGTCTTTTGACCTTAATAGTCTGTACCCTCACCTTATTATGCAGTACAACATCTCGCCAGAGACCCTC